ATATAGCCGACCAATGTTTCATAATCTCTATAACTATAGATTATACAGAACTATTTAATTTTTTATAACACAAAAGGCAGGGAACTTATGTTACCCTGCCCTAAGTGTTGGACTATTTACTTCTTTTGTAGTTTTGCTATAGCCTTACTCAATGCACTAACAGACTTCATCAAAGACGCGATCTGTTTAGTTAATGAATCGATCAAGGTTGCAACTGAGGCTTGTAGCACAGTTACCTGTGTTGTAAGAGCCTTAACTGCTGCGTTTGCAGTTGCTACGTCAGCCTTGACTGCTGTTACGTCAGTCTTGACAGAGGCTACTGAATCAATAACGTTAACTGCTGGAAGAGATACAATTGCAATTGCAGTACTTTCTCCTTTAGCAAAACCAGTTACTGGAGTGTCTGCTATATCTACTGACTGTGCAATAGTTACAAGAGACGCAATGATTCCAGCATCTGCAATTTTTCCATCAAAAGATTGTAATATTGCAGAAGCATTTCCATTAGCATCGGTTACTGCTGAAGTTGAAGTTACTCCGTTGCCAAAGATTCCCTTAGAATCAACTGCAAAGTTAACGCTAATTCCTTTAACTGGATTTCCCCAACCATCTTTAACAGTTGCAGTTACTTTTCCACTAGCAGTTGTTAATGTAATGTTTCTTGCTGTTGTTGCAACTGCATCATTAACCGTAAAGGTTGCAGTTTGTGTCAATCCTCCACCAACAACAGTTACTGTTGCAAGTCCAGGTTTGGTTCCAATTGCTGTAAATTCTTGTCCGCTTCCGATAGTAACAGTCTTCAAATCTCCTGTTAATGGACGAACAGTAGGTGCAGAAGTTCTAAGAACAACTCCGTCAGATGCAGTAACAACAAGTGCTACTCCAGAGACAGAAGTTCCTGAAGCATTCTTTAATGATGTTGCAATGGTTACTGCAGATGCAGTTCCTGCTGTTGTTGCTTGAACATCTTTTAATACTTTAACAGTCTCTGTGCTTCCACCAGTTAGTGTTAGTGAGGCATATGATCCCGTTGCAGAATAGGTAACTGTAAGAACATTTGCAGATGTTAGCAGACCAGTTGAAGTTCCTGGCGCAGTAACCTGAATGGTCAATGCATCAACAAAGTTTGTTGTTGAAGTGCTTGCATCTTTAAATGTAATTGTTGCATCTCCATTGATATCAGTAACTGAGGTTGCAATTGTTGTTCCAAAGTTTCTGCTTGAAGAAGACAGTGTTCCAGTAACAAAATAATATTGCTGAGCAGTGTCAAAGTTATTCTTTACATTAATCTTAAGGCTTGTGGTATCTCCACTTTTAACTACAGAGTTTGTAATTGATGCACTTAAGAGTGATGTAGAAATTCCAGTTGTTCCTAATGCACCTTGAGAAACTGAAGGAGCAGTATATGTAACTGTAACAACAGAGTTTCCTGTTGCTAGAGCAACTGTAATTGTGAATGATCCACTAGCAGTAGTAGCAGAAGTAACATATGTTCCAATTCCATTAGTTCCAATAACTACTGGATATGTTCCATTTGTAATTCCAGCAACGCTAGAAGATGTAATCTTAGCATTAACAATAGATCCTGCTGTTCCTGTAATTGACCAACCAAGTGTTGATGCAGAAGAAGTACTAGCAAAATATGTTGTTGATGTTGGTGTTTCAATTGCAACTGGAGCAACATACTTAACTGTAGACGTTGAAACTCCGATAGCACTTGAAAGAGCAACCTTTGTTGCTGTTGCTACTGGATTTGTTGTAAATGTTACAACTTTAGCAAGGGATGGAGTTAAAATTCCACCCAAGTTCAATGTAAGAGTAGAACTTGTTGAACCACTATGCTTAGCATGAAGATCATAAGATCCTGTTGATGCTGTAAGTGAGTCTGTTGACTCTAAGAATGTGTTTGTTGTTGGTGTTCCAGATCGGGAAGCGGTTGTTAAAACACTTCCTGGAGCAGTTAACTTACCTTTTGTTACCGTTAAAGTTTCTGTTGATCCAACTGCAATAGTTGAAGAAACTGTAATTCTTTCTAGAGAATTACGAAGTAATGTTGGAATACCATTGGTATCTTTAAGTGTAATTCCAAAATCAACTGAAACATCTCCTGCGGTTACTAAAGAAGAAGAACTTGTTTCTAGTGCAACTGGAGTTCCTCCGACTTTAACATCTGCGGTAAAGTAAGCCTCTCCACCATCAATGGTTGAGTTTCCACCAATTGTGCTTCCTACGTTGTCAATCCATAATAAAATCTTATATGTTCCTGGAGTTCTAAATGCGTTTGACAAAACGCTTACAGAATCAACCGTAACTGTTTCATCACTTCCGCCTAGAACAACAGTTGCTGCAGTGTTATTTGATAAAGTTGCAAGAGCCACAAGAGTGTCTCCAACTGTAATTTGAGTTGTTGCATCGACTGTTACTGGTGTTGGATTTGAAATAATACGACCACGAACAGTTACTGTCTCGCTTGCTCCAGATGTATCTGAAAGAGCAATCATCGATACAGAGACCTTATTGTCTGCAGCAGTTGCTGTAGCAACGCCACTAGATAATGATGATGAACGATTTGGAACGGTATCTACTGATAAAATTCCAGTAATTGCTGCATTGGCTGGGGCTGATGTAATTACAGACACTCCAGACAGGGCAAGCGCATAAACTGCTGTAACAGCAATCTTTTTAAATAAGTTCATTTTTCTCCTATAAGTTAACATGATTTTAGCCTTTATGACTATACCTTATTATAGCAGATATATGAGAACTGCGTCAAATTAGGTTTTCCTTGATCAGTTTTAAAAGATTTGCCTGTGAATCGCTTTTGTTAAACATGTTATATAAAAATGATAGGCTCTTTCCACTATCTTTTTGCTTATATTCTAAATTATTTGTCATAATTTGTTTAATTTCTTCTGTGAGTAAAAATTTTTGCAAGTTTATTTTTTTATCAGTTTTGAAATTTATATACATTAATGCTTCATCTTTTTTTAAAATAATATTATCTTTATTTTCAAAAAGTTGTAATACTGCATGAACTGGCCTAAACCATTTATGTATATTAAAAGATGCTGGCATAATAAATCCAGAATTGGTAAAACTTGTTTTATGCATATATGGAGATGTTATTTCAACTTCAATATCTTCTTCTGAAAAAAATAAATAGGATAAAGAATAATCTAGCGTATATATTGATCCTATATTTTGTTTTTTTAAAAGATATAAAGGATTTAATCTTTGATCATTATTATTTATTAACCTATTGTTTTTTATGTTTAGGTTTAATTCTATTGGATTTTTATATACATACATATTTTTTGTAGCATTTAAAAATGATTTACAAGTATAAAATGGAAGACCTTTTTCATAAGTTTTCAAATTATTTTTTAAATCACGCAAGGCTAAAACTAAATCACTAGTTAATAAATCGAAAGAAGACAATGAGTCATTTTTATTTTCTGGTGGATTGATAGCATAATACACAATGCTCATAGTAAATTAAATTTTCCTAAAAACTCTTCAACGTCTTTTGGCATTTGCATATTACGCTTCTCTTCTCTTTCTTGAAACTCCTGCCTATTTCTTTCTTTTGCAGCACTGCCCCAAGTATGTACTTCAATTTCTAAATCTAAATCTTTTTGTGTATGTGCTATTGCTCCATAAACTGCACCACAAACAGCATCTGCTAAATCTTTAGATGACTTACGTGGGTGGTCTACTCTATTGCCTTTCATAATCTTTAACTCAGAAAGTTCTTGAAGTAATAGATCAATCTGTGGCATTGCAACTCTCTCTTCATAAACCATCATTGCCAAATCCTCATAATGTTTTTTAGCAACTGAGACTGTATCTGTTCTTATTCCAACAGCCTTAAGTTCATTTTGAATATCAAATGATTGCCATCTATCAAATGAAACAATACCAATGTTAAATCCTTGCCTTCTTAAGTTAATGATCCATTGTTTTACTTCAGATAAATTTACTGGTCCCTCGACTTTTGGCTCCCACCACGCAACGGCATCTACAACAACAACTGGTGCAACCTGTTCATAGTCTTTAATAACTTGAATGTTAACCCATTTGTCAACGTGTGCAATAGCAACAGCACACTTATCATGTTTTTGTGCAAGGTCTGCGTGTATATAATATGTTTTGTCTGGATCTGGTTTAAAAGATTCATCAAATCTTCTACTAAAATCTAATGGGTTTCTTAACGTCATACATTTAACTAACTTATCTTTTTGTTTAAAGAATGCGTCTGATGAAAATGTTGGGATACATGCAAAGCGCATCATTGCATCACCTAAGTCTGTATAAAATGCATGTTTAAAATCTTCAATATTTCTTGTTGGGTTTACTTCCCATGTTGGTCTTTTTAATGCTAAAATTCCAGGAAACTTATATGAAATAATATAATCTTCATCCCAGGAAATTTCAAATGAATTGTCTGGAGTATCTCCTAGTTCTGGATTTAAAATAAACTTGTGGGTTTTTTCAACAACTTCTTTTTCAGCAATTACGCTATCATATTTTTCCGATATAAAATCTCCTGGGTATCTTGGAAAAGAAAGCAATACAACCTTTCCAAGATCTGGAAAACGAGAGTCTACAGAACCACGAAAGGCTTTGTAAATGTTTTCTGCAGTCTTTCCCTGTTCATTACCAGTTCCAACCTCAGAAGCAAATCCAGAAATTTCATCAAGTACAGCAAGCAATAAGTTTAAACCTTCATGTGATTCTCGTTCTGAGTGTCCAGAATAAACTGTTATGGATTGATCAAACTCAATAGAATCTGCTTTTGCATTATACTTTCCTGCAAACCAAGGAGATTTTTCAATCTTATTTTTAAATCCTTTAAAGAAAACGTTCTTAGCCTGTTGAGCATTTATAGCAACGTTAATTAAATCTATTGCGTCTCCGCTTGGTTTTCCGAAATATCTTGCGGGGTCTTTAAGACATAGTAACTTATAAACAATATAGGCACAAGCCACAGTCGAAGTAAAGTCCTTGCCACTACCCTTCCCAAGTTGTAGAATAATTTCGTTTTTAGTAAATTTGTCATAATATTTTTTACCCTCCACTGTTCCCATTATTTTTTCTAAATCTTCTTTTTTATAAATCTGACTCATTGCTTCAACAATTTCATATTGTATTTTTGACAATGGCGGTTGGCCTAAATAATTTGGAGACTCAACAAATGTCTTTGTGTCTACTGGAATTTCTAAAAAATTGTTATCTTCAAGTACTTCTAGAAACTCATTGAACATCGTGGACAATTGTTATTACCTCATTTGCCTTAGCGATAGATGATAATCTTTTCATAATTTCATCTCTTACTTGTGGATATTCAGAAGCAATATCACGCAAGATTTCAATTAATACTTCTTGCTTTTGTTCAACCTCTAAGATCTCTTCTGCTAGTTCTTTGTTTTCTAGCAGCCCTGCTTTTTGTAGCATATCAATTCTTTTAGATTCAATATCTAATACTAATTTAATTGCATTAGTCTTTGCTCCAAGATTATTATTTAATCCAGCCTCATCAATAACTTCGTAGGCTTTAGAAATTAACTTACCATAATGCTGATCTGCTGCTGCCAGTGCTTCTTTAGCCCTACCCCGAATGGCATCGTTGGCAGAAGCCATAACCTTCCATTCATTTATAAGCGCAACAACTCTAACTCTAGGCATACTTAAATCTTTTGAAATCTTGGTTGGGTCACTACCCTTTAAATATTCTTCTACTACTTTATTTATTTGATCTAAGTGTTCAATAAGTTCAACTTCAGTTGACATGATTTATTCCTTCAATTCTATAGATTTCATCTTGAATATAAA